ACATCCACCGCAGCGTGCGGGCCGATGCAGTCGCAGTTTGCGCCAAGCTGCGTGAAGCTGAAGGTGTAAGGAGGACCAACATATTGCATGCCGTGCAGTGCGCTGTTGGTAAAGATTAGGATCTGCCCACGCGAGCGAATGCCTGTAATGATGAAGGTACCGTCGGTAAGACGTTGACCGCCTGCGGTGTTGGTGGCGGTCTCAACAAAAGTATTGATGTCTTCTTGATTGGAAAAGCGCACAAACATCGGATCATAGGTCGTTGGATCACCGATCGTGCCTTCCGTGCCAAGGCAAACCAGATGTCTATCGGGTGTGGAGACCAGGGAAAACGTCGTCTTTGTGGGTGCGCCACTAATGACCGTGGCTCTTGAAGCAACGCTACTTACGTCATAGAGATAAGACTTGCCCTGCACGAGCTGGCAAATGACATCTTCGCCGTAGTTATCAAACTGCCAAACACGTGAGGTCAAGGTCAGCGCTGCCGATGCAGGACGCGGCGTACCAAAAGTAGAAAGATCCCAGGTCCCCGAACCCCAGCCAAGATCCTGGAAGGAATCATCCTGGCCCACGTTGATTTGATAGGTACCAACAACCGCTGCGCCACCGTTGCCTACGTCACTTGCATTAGCCGTAACACCGACTTGAATGGTGTAGGTGTTGGCTGTGGGCACGGTTTGGATTTGAAACTGTGCATTGAGATAGGTTGCGGTCACCGCGCCCCCGAGGCTTACTGCGCCGCTAAAGGTCACAAAGTCACCGACGATGGCACCGTGTCCCGTATCGGTGACCGTCACAATGTTGCTGCCATCCGTTGCAGCAAAGGTCACATCTCCCGCTGCGGTGGTTGTGCGGATAGGCGTGATGTCATACCACGTGCCGCCATAAAAGGCATAGAGCTTGCGCGTGGTGCCAACGATCAGGTGGGGAAGGCCTTGGAGATCGTTCCAGGTAAAGACGTCACTCGGTAACCCAATCAAGTATTGGGCTTGCTCGTTGAACCATGTCCACCCACCGAGCTTCTCGGGCAGGCCATAACGGAAGCGGATGTAGTCGCCGTCGATCCAGCCGCCTTCAGCACCGTATTCCGTGTTTTGTTTGTCGATTCCTGGTTTCAGGAATAGTCGCAGCAGTGGCATTCCTCACCTCATTAATGCAGCTTCTGCCGCCCTGCGGCGCGTGAGACCCGGAAGCACGCGACCCGCTGCTTTGTTCCAGAGCAAACACTGCTCCGCAGCACCGTCCCAATCTCCCGCATCAACACGTTTTTTGAACGTGGAAACCCGATAGTTCCCTAAGCCGCAATTGTATGCCCAGCTCGTCACGGCGGCAATCCGTCGAGGCAAAGCGGTTGCTAACTTAGGCGAAAACTTTAAAAGCCCACGCACAAAATACTCAACGTGGTGGTCAAGCGCGTCTTCACACTGCTCAATCGTCCAGATGGTTCCCGGCTGAATCTCTGGCCCTGTCGCACCCCAACCAATCGTCCAAGGATGCCCACGGGTTCCGGGATCGGGATAGGCAGTTACTCGTCCATCAGGCAAGCGCTTTGCAAGCCCCTCGAAGGGCTTAATCAGGACATTCTTACAAAGCTGCTTAGCCTCTTTCACGACTTGTTGTACTTCTCAATAGACCGTCCTACAAACCAGAACGTTAACATCATATTTAACATGGCGAAGTCATCTTCGTCATAGCTCTTGGTCAGCACTTCAGCCCAGTTGGCGTTAGTCTGAAAGGCAATCGTTAAGCCAGCAGCTTTGACAGCCACATATACGCCAAATGCAATCCAAGTAAGACCGGGGCGGGTAATAGCAGTGACAAAAGAAGCGAACCAGCCAGCCTCTTTTGCTGTTGCGGCCTGTTCCTTAAATGCTTCCTTAATCGTATCCATTTGCTGGATGCTGTAGTCAACATACTTCTCCTCCATCTTGAACTCGCCCCTCATCTTTTCGAGGTCGGTTTGGAGTTGAAACATGCTTAACTCGTGAGCGCGTTCGTTCTTCTTGTCAAGGAATTTAAGGACTTCAGGAGCAAGCCTGAAGAGACCACCAAAGATGGAGCCAAGAAGGCCACCGCCTAGTAATTCAAACATTACTTGCCTCCTTTTGCAATACGCTCACGCTCCTCAAGCAGCCGTACTTTGACTTGTAGCTCGTTGATATGAGTCATCAGTTGTTCTTTTTGAATAGCGCGTCGCTCTGCACTGATCGGGCTATCAGTTGGCGTACCTTCTTTAGTAATAAGGGCTGGCATTTGCCCCTCGATTTTGGTCAGCCGCTCAGAGAAAGACGCGACCTGCCCAAGCAGCCACGCAAGCGCAGCTACAACGATGGGAATGACTGCTTTAAGAACGTCTGACCAAGCCATGTTAACCGCCCGACGCAGTTACTACATCTGCGCCTTTTTTAACGGTGACTTTGGTGCCTTCAACATCCACTTGCATGGGCTGCTCGGCGCGGTCAAGCTTGTCAAGACGATGGATAAGATCCTTGATGACTTCAAACTCTGGCTTTTCTTGCTTGGCAGCAGTGCCAGCAATACCATTCAGCATTTGAATGAGCGCAGTAAGTGAAGCACCAAGAAGACCCATAACAGCAGCAATTTTCTCGCCTTCTAAAAACAATGACGCACCTACACCCACGAGCACGATCAAGAAGATATAAAGAAGACCATCTTCGCCAATGGCTTTGCCAGCAACCTCCTTGGCAGAATCTTGAGCCTTGAGTTCCTCTAGCTTGATCTTGGCTTGCGCTTTGAGAACCGCTAGTTCGTGGGTTTTATCGTCCATCTATGCCTCCACGATCACTGCCGTATCGGTATCGTTAAACCAAAGCATCTTGCCTCGGCAAGCAATATTGTAGTCCTGACCGTTGGCGTCCAGCTCGCTCCAAGTTGGTACTCGGATTTGCAAGTGCCGTGCAAGATGTTCGTTGCCGTTTTCAAAGACTCGCCAGACATGCTCTACGGTTCCTCGTCCTGGTTGCCCTCGGCTTTTGTTAAACCGAATTTTGTAGTGATTCATGTTGGTAAACTAATGGCTTCCATTCTTTACCCAACTTTTCTTTAATTAAATCTTTTACTTCGCCTCTATTTGAAGAAAACAAAGGCTCAATTAAAAAATCAGGAGATATAATTTCTTCGTCAATAGTCCTTAAGGCATGTATACATGTGCAAAGAGTGTCAGGCTCTAAAGCTGTTAGACGATGCTGCAAATCTTTTTTCACCAAAATAAACCCAGGCGCAACAAATTCTTTTTGGTGGGTTACTTCTCCCAGGTTATTTAAAGTTTCATAAAGAACGCGTCCTTTACTTAGTAAAGTCAAGTGATCATATGTATGGCAGTGCCCGTGCTCTGCATCACCCGCATCTTGAAAGTGCATTAAACGGCAAAATACATTACTTACGGCTGCTATAGTTACATTAGGCTGGTTCATTTCGGTTTTACAGGCCAAATAATATTGTCTGGGAACCCAGCTTGCAGTCTTATTTCACGCAATCCACGGCGGTACTCGATCCACGCAGCTTTATCGCCAGTGGTCATGGGCACATCAGGCAGCATTGACCAATCGGACTCTCGCAACATTTGTTTAGCACGATCCCACTCTAATTGAGCTTGCGTTGCCTGCGCCGGAGGTGGCGGTGCTTCACCAACTTGAATCCAGCCCTGATCGTTATAGGCTTCACCTAACCACGACAAATCACCAAGCCGATCAGCAAACCCATGAAGACCAAAGATTGGTCCCCAGTTTTCAGGTAGAGGCTGCGGCTCGTTTAGTGCTTCGCCGGTTGACAGTTTTTTTAGTTGCCACAGGCTCATGATCTTTCCTTTCAATATTTAATCCGGGTTGCTGCTCTGGAGTTGGTAATGCTGCCGCCGTATGCTGATTTTCATGCCAACCTTTGACATGTGGAGCATGTCCTTCACCTCGTCTAAAATCTCCTAATTGCTCGCCGCGAAAATGACGCAGCTCTTCCTCTGTGTACTTCCAATTTCGCCAACTCGAAAAGTCCTTTCTTGGTTGGATATGAATATGACAACCTACACTTGCTGCCATTTGATGAATAAGCTCAATAACCTCCACCGGCTGCAAAAGGCACCAAACATGTTTATCGTTAGTTCGCATTGATAATTCTGTCACGCCGCCAAACGCGGTGCCTATCACTACTGAACGAGCACGATTCAAATCGCCCGTTCTTGATTGAATGTGCATTTGCTCTTCAAGTTTTTTTAGATCTGCTTTCATTGTGGATTCCATGAAATAACAACAGGACCATTCGCAACGATGGGATAACCTGCACCGGGAGTTACAGGTTCGCAAGAATAAGTTGTTGGTCCTGGGGCTGCATTACCTGGGTTGCCTGGGTTGCCTGGGTTGCCAGCAGAACCGCTTCCTCCTCCACCGGCACCGCCGCCCAAACGAAAAACAGCGTAACAAATTGGAAAAAAGCCTAAGCCACCACCGCCGCCACCACCGCCGCCACCAGAATTACCAGGGTTGCCAGGAAAACCAGGAAGCGGGTTGTAAGGACATGAGTTTCTGTTTCGTCCTGCACCGCCATTACCGCCACCGCCAGCACCTCCAGTGCCTGCTGCTCCAGAATTGTTCCAGGGCGTTCCCGCAGGATTACCGGCTGAATTTAGACCGCCCCCGCCACCTCCAGCACCAGTAAATCTATTAGGCTGCGGTTCATTATTAGTTTGAGCAGCAGAAGCGCCAGACCCACCAGAAGCAGTCCCCGTTCCTCCTGGGCCACCGTTGCCGGGTTGGCAACCAACGGCACTTCCATTCCCTCTTGAGCCTCCGTTCCCTGTGTTAGTTCCACCAGTACCACCGTTCCCACCAGTGCCACCGTTCCCTCCTGGAAATGTTCTTCCCAAACCTGTAGAAGCCGCTCCTGAATTGCCCGCCGCTCCTGAATTGCCCGCCGCTCCTGCATTTCCAGCGCCTCCTGGATTTGCCGTAGTATAAGGACCGAAGGATAGCGGCGTAATAGAGCCACCATTGCCTCCCGAACCAGCAGTTGGGCCGGGGCCGCCATTGCCTCCTACTCCTCCGGTAGCGCCGCACGCATTGGTGTTTGACATACCTGGGCCACCACCGCCGCCACCACCGCCGCCACCAGAATTACCAGGGTTGCCAGCGGCTCCGGCATTTCCTGCCGCGCCCTTCCCGGCGATTGTTACTTTTGTAACTCCAGTTGGGACGGTAAATGTTCCAGGGCTATTAAATGTTTGACTTCCACCAGGGACAATCGATTTGCCCCCAAACATGGTTACTTTGGGTGTACCAGCAGGCATTAGAACCTCCGTGTGTCAGAGGAATGTCCAATACTTGGACGGGCGTCATATTTTCGATCTAAATGAGGACCAAACTTATCAACATAATGAAGCATAAATTGCACATTTATTTGGTCTGGCTTCAATGTATCGCGCCAGTGTTTGGCTTCACACCCTTTGTACACAACCGCATCGCCAGGGTCTAATGTGTAAGCATGTGGATCATTGTTACCGTAGTGCATCCATATAGGAGACGGACGACCTTTTGAAGCTACATTAACTGTGACGCTTATTTCACAAGATGGACGGTCTACATGTGGTTCAAGCTCTTCCCCCGGCTGATACACGCGAGCATAAGAGTAAGTCGGATATAGTTCTTTTCCACATGTTTCCGAAACCAAAGGCAGGGCACTAACTAAAATTGTTTCGATTAGCGGGTCAGCATAATACGAAAATTTTGACACATGGTCATCAATTTTCTCACGCCATTCTTGACGCTTAATTTTGTTTTCCAAGTATGACGAAACTGTTT